AGATGACTCATTTTCAACTAACCCAGCATTCAACCCAACTCAATATCTAACTGAGTTTGTAACAAACACACGTTTTGGCACACCAACAATCGATGCATGTTCACAAGGCACACTGCCAGCATCAGGTATGACAATTAACGTACCATCTTTGGTAACTACCGCAGGTGGTGGCACAGGTGTAGCACCAGTTGTAACTGTTGAGGCAGAGGCTGGCGCAGTACAAAATACTGGCATGGAAACTGCTTATCTTAGCGGAACAGTCCAAAAGTTCAGTGGCATGAACACGCTCAGCATAGAGCTTTTAGAAAGATCTGATCCAAACTTCTATGCAGAGTTAACACAGCAATTACAAAATGCTTATTTGACAACTATTGACACTGCCGCACTAACAGCATTGTTAGCCGCAGGAACATCAGCATCAGCAGTATCAGCAGATAGCGATGGAATCGTTGCTTATACAGCACAAGCAGCAGCAGCTGTTTACAAGAACACTGGCTACTTTGCACAGAACTACATCGGCAACCCAGCACAATGGCAAGCTTTGATGGGCGCACTTGATAACACAGGTCGACCAATTTACAACGCAATTCAGCCAATGAACGCAGGCGGAGATGTACGACCTTCTTCAATTCGTGGAAATGTATTAGGACTTGATCTATACGTAGACAAGAACTTCTCACAGACTGCATTTGATGATAACTCAGCTGTAATTATTGCACCAGAGGCATTTACTGTATATCGCAGCCCACAGGCTTACATGTCAGTAAACGTAGTATCAAACCTACAAGTACAGGTAGCAATTTATGGCTTTATGGCAACAATCGCCAAAATGCCTTACGGAATCATCAAGTTCGCAGCAACACCTTAATTAAATCAAATCAGTAATCTGTGGGGTTTAGTAGCCCTAGCCCCACAGAGCTATTAGCAAAGGAGTAGAGATGCCAGCAACGTTTGTTACAACAGCCGAGTTAAGGGCAAATCTTGGTATTGGTTCACTCTACTCCGATGCAACAGTAGAAGAAGTTTGTCAAACCGCAGAAGACTTAATCGGTGAATATTTATGGCATAATGATGCCCCAGTAGTTGGCACAGCAGTCCAAGACAATGTAGCAACATTAATGCTGGCTAATCCAAACGCATTTGTAGCAACTCAGCAAATTACTGTAACCGCCTGTGGCACACCATTTAATGGTACTCACACAATTACTGGCACTATTCCGCCAAGCACAGGCACTACAAGCGTTATCCCATTATTTATGTACAACTGGGGTAATGTAAATTATCCTAATGGTTATTCATTTGTACAATTTGCAGTAACAGCTGCAGATCAAAAATTTCACAAAGTAGTCCCTTATGGCAACGCAAGAGGCCCAGAACACAAGACCCAATCTTATGCGAGCACCCCTGCAATACGAGAAGCTGCGATGATAATTGCAGTGGACATCTGGCAAGCAAGACAAGTGAGCCAGACTGGTGGGGTAGGCATGGATGGGGTCAGTGCTAGCCCTTATCGGATGGGTTATCAGCTGATTAACCGAGTGCGTGGCCTCATCCAGCCGTATTCAAGTCCAGCATCACTGGTAGGTTAATATGCCAGCTGCGATTACCACACTACGTAGCACACTAGCCACAGATCTTACTAATGCTGGCGTGTGGTCAGTCTTTGCATTTCCACCAGCTACATTACTTGCCAATGCAGTAGCAATCACCCCTGGCGATCCTTACATCGTACCAAGCAATAACGATCATGTAACAGTATTACCTTTAGCAAACTTTAGAATTTTAATTACTAAACCTGCGTTAGATAACCAGGGTAACTTGGCTGGTATGGAAGATTACATAGTAGCCGTAGTAAAAAAGTTAGAAGCGTCAGCCCTAACACTTAACATATCAAGCATTTCGGCTCCAGCAATCGTAAGCGCTCAAAGTGGCGATTTATTGGTGTCTGAAATAACAGTATCAATCCTAACGAGCTGGAGTTAAAATGAGTGAAGCAAATGATTTAGCCTTCTTAATTAAGACAGGCCAAATAAAAGAAGCACCAAAAGAAAAAGCACAACCTAAGAAAGAAGAGGAATAACAATGGCCATATATCTAAATAACAAAGTAGGCGTTAAATTGGCTACTGCCGCTGCGCCTACTACACCATCTGTCGATATTAGCGATCTTGTTACAAGCGCTGTTATCAATCAAATTGTAGACGAACTAGAAATCACAACAATGTCAGATTCCGCACATCGCTTCGTGCAGGGCCTGTCATCTGGTTCATTTACCATCGACTTTCTCAACGACTGGGATTCTGCCGATGTAATGCAAACCTTAAATGCTGCATTTGGTCAGACTTTATCTGTATCAGTAATTACAGTTAAGGGAACTACAGTTTCAGCTGCTAACCCTACTTATCAATTTTCAATCTTGGTCAACAACCTTACCCCACTGGGTACTGGTGGCGTCTCAGAAATTGCAAGTAGCAGCGTTACCTTTACGCTAAACTCCGCAGTAACAGTATCGTCTTCAGTTCCGTTCTAATTAAGGAGTAATAATGGCAAAGCTAAAGATTACTAGGGCTACTGGTGAAGTCACAGAGCACAAGATAACACCAGGTGTCGAATACGCTTTCGAGTTGAAGTATGGCGCAGGAATTTCTAAGATGTTGCGTGAGCATGAACAGCAAACCCACATATTTTACCTTGCTTGGGAGTGCTTACGCAGATCTGGCGCACAAGTACCTTTATTTAATGCAGAGTTTATAGACAGCCTAGAAACTGTCGAGGTATTAGACGAAGAAAAAAAATAGTAGAGCGGAGTTCTGTTTTCTATAGTATTGCTCAACTTGCTATCGAAACTGGAATACCGCCTAGCGAGTTTATCAATATGGACTCAGAAATGTATCGGGCAATAGTACAAGTATTATCCGATAGAGCTAAGGAGATTAAAAATGCCAACAGAGGTCGTAGGCGTTAAAGAGGTCATGAAAGGCCTTAGCTTTATTGATGAGGATATGTATAACAGAATTAAAAAAGTATTAGATCCACAAATGCGCCAGGTAGAAGCTACTGCTAAAGGGTATGTGCCCAGTAATGCAGAAGTACTATCTGGCTGGTCTAAGCCAGTATCTTCACAGATAGATTACAGACCATTCCCAAAATACAATGCTGATAGCGTGCGTGGTGGCATAGGTTACAAAGAAGGCCAAAATAGAAGATTCAAAAATGGTTTTCAAGTAGAAAATTATGTCTACAACATTAACGCAGCTGGTCGTATTTATGAAACCGCAGGCCGATTAAACCCACAAGGTAGAGCGCCATTTACATCTATTAATCCTGGTGGTGGCACATTAGCATTTAAGAAATCTGGTAGTGCTAAAAGTAGAAGTAGGTCTACATCATCATATAATTCTAATAACCCATTTGCTGGGTATCAGTTCGTTACAGATATGCCAGCCCTTACATCACAGCCAAAGATTAAAGACGTTAGAAGTGGTGGGGCTAAAACTAAAGGCCGCTTGATCTATAAGGCTTGGGCTAAAGATAGCCCTAAGATTTACGATTCTATTCTTAAAGCCATTACTGCAACAGCTGATTATTTTAACGATACAACAGAATTAAAGAAGGTGGCATAGTGGCCAATGTAGTCGTATCCGCACTCGCTACCTGGAATGGTAAGGCGCTTAAAAAAGCCAAGCAAGATGTAAACGTATTTGATAAGCAGTTAAAAAGTTTAGCACGTACCTTAGGTTTTACCTTTAGTGCTACCGCTATTGTTGCGTTTAGTAAAAAGGCAGTTAAAGCATTTGCCGAAGATCAGGCAGCGGCTAAATCATTACAGTTGCAATTAGAAAATACTGGCAACGCATTTAGGGCTACCGAAGTAGAAGATTATATTAAGAATTTAGAAAAAACTTACGCAATACTTACAGATCTACGTGGGCCATTTCAAACATTATTAAACGTTACTGGCTCAGTTGATTTAGCACAAAGATCTTTAGAAGCTGCTTTAGATATAAGTGCTGGTACTGGACAAAGCCTGGCAACTGTAGTAGGTGCAATATCCGCAGGTGTAAGAGGTCAGACTAAAGCATTAAGAGGACTTAATACAGGCATAGACGAAAATATCCTTGCTAGTGGTGACATGAATAAGATTATGGAAGAGCTTGAAAGAAGATTCTCAGGTCAAGCATCCGCCAGGTTAGGTACTTATGCAGGCAAGATGGATATGCTTAAAAAGAGTGCCGATGAAGCTACAAAGGCTATTGGAGAAGGCATAGTAGATGCTTTAGTAATTCTTAGTAAAGATAAATCTATAGAAAACCTTGCAGATAATTTTGAAAACTTAGGCGATAACATAGCGTTTGCTATTAAAGAACTGGCTAAATTAGTTCGTGGATTTAATGATTTAGTAAATAATCCAAGCTTTAAGGCAGGTTTATTAGCCCTTGCGATATTAAGTAAAAACTCCAAAGCCGTTGCAGCTGCATTTACTATTGTTGGCGGTAGTGCCGCAGCAGGTTTAGCAACAAAAGATTTTGGCAAAGGCAGTTCACAGCTTGGCGGTACCAGGCAATTAAGTAAAGAGTTAATGATTTCTAAACTCTTAGAGAAAGCACGCAAAAGAGAATATGACATTATTAATCAAAAGAATAATATAGAGAATAAAAACTTAAAAGAATTAGAAAAGAAATTTGACCTAGAGCGCATAGGTCTAACACAGGCGCTTAATGTGGCCACAGACGATGAAACTAAACTACGTTTAAGAGCACAGCTAGCCATACTAGATCAAAATGAAGCTTTAGCTAAGAAATTATTGGCTGAGATGGAAGCTGCAGATGCATTAAAGAAATTAGCCGATGCAGCGAATAAAGCTGCAGAAGCATTATCTAGCCATCCAGATAAATACGATCAAATGATTAAAACTTTGATAGATCAATTTACGGCTTTAGGTTTGACACTTGGAGAGTCTATGGCGCTGGCTGGCATGTCTGCTAGGTATCAAGCGCAAGCAGATGCAATAGCCAGGGGTAGGGGTTTGACTGGCCCAATGACACCTTATGATCCATTATCAAGCCTAACTATTACTCCGCAAGATTTATCAAACACAGGCTTTAGATACGATCCATTATCAGGCATGAGGGCAACAGCGCAAGACATACGCATAACTGTAGACACCGCACAATCAGGCGATAGGTTTGCTCAATTTATAGCCGAGAGTATTCAAATAGCAGATCGTAGCGGTTATAGCACTTCTGCAAATGGAAGCTTGGCAGTATGACAGTACCTGTAGTAAATGCTTTTATAAATTTCTCGACTGGCCCTAGTTTTGCCCAGGCTATGATTTTGGGATCAGGCGAATTAGATGTAAACATATTGTCAGACTCTGTAGCTGTAATTGTAGATGTATCAAATCAAATTAACCGCATAGAAACTAATCGAGGCCGTACCGCTCTTAGCGATCAATTCCAAACAGGATCACTTACATTACGCATCGTAGATCAAAATGGTGATTTTAACCCACAGAATCCATCTAGCCCATATTTTACATTACTAACACCTATGAAAAAGGTACAGATAACTGCTACATATAGCGGTATTACTTATCCTATATTTTCAGGATTTATCACAAGCTACGTTACAACCTACCCAGATAACTCAAGTTTTGATGAGGTAGCCATAACTACCATACAAGCTGTAGATGCTTTTAGATTAGCCCAGTTAGCACAGATTAGCACTGTTACAGGTGCAACGGCTGGCGATCTATCAGGTACTCGCATAAATCAAATACTAGATGAAATTGACTGGCCAGTATCTCAACGTGATATTGATGCAGGCTTAACTACACTACAGGCAGACCCAGGCACTAACCGCACAGCATTACAAGCTCTACAAATTGCAACGGAATCCGAGTATGGGGCTATCTATGTAGATGCCGATAATAACTTTGTATTTCAAGATCGAGGCGTTACCGCTGGATCTATTGGTGGCACACCTACAGTCTTTGCAGATGATGGCACAGGCATAGATTACTTTGATGCTACCTGGACACTTAATGACGTTTTAGTATTTAACAAAGCCACAATTACTAGGCTAGGCGGATCGCCACAGGTAGCCCTAAATCAAGCCAGCATAGACAAGTATTTTTTACACAGTTACTTCTTAAATAATCTTTTAATGCAAACCGATGCAGTAGCTTTAGATTATGCCTTGGCTTATGTAGCTAGTAGGCAGGAAACCTCTATTAGATGCGATGCCATAGTCCTAGACCTATACACGCCTAATTACAACTCAGGCATACTGGCAGCCTTAGATTTAGATTTCTTTGATCCTATTGAAGTAATTACTACTCAGCCTGGCGGATCGACCATAGATAAAACTTTACAGATTTTTGGGGTACGGATGGCAATAACCCCGAATAGTTGGAAAACTACGTTCACGACACTAGAGCCCGTTATAGATGCATTTATCCTAAATAATAGCATTTATGGTACTTTGGGCTATAATGTCCTAAGTTACTAAGGAGTTCAAATGGCAGGTGCTGGGTATAAGTTATTCGCTACTGGCGATGTTTTAACAGCTAGCGATGTAAACACTTATTTAATGCAACAGACTGTAATGGTGTTTGCCGATGCAGCAGCTCGTACTACAGCCTTATCTGGTGTTGTAGCTGAGGGAATGTTGTCTTATCTAAAAGACACAAACGCGGTAGAAGTTTATGATGGTTCTAATTGGGTTGCATCTGATGATCCTAATGCTATTCAAAATACTATTGTCGATGCTAAAGGTGATTTAATAACTGCAACAGCAGCAGATACACCAGCAAGACTAGCAGTAGGATCTAATGGCGACACACTTGTCGCGGATAGTGCCGCTACTACTGGACTTCGCTGGCAGGGTGATTATGCGGCTGGCAAGAACAAAATAATAAATGGTGATTTTAGAATAAATCAGCGTTCTTTTTCTAGCACAACAACAAGCGGAACTTATGGCTTTGACAGATTTTTGCTTATTGCAAATGGTGGAACTTCTACTTATTCTGCACAAACTTTTACAGCAGGAACGGCTCCCGTTGCTGGTTATGAAGGTGTGAATTTTGCTCGCATCGAATCAACAGGTCAAACAACTTCTGGGCAATTTACTATTTTGGGTCAGAAAATAGAAGATGTTCGAACTTTTGCTGGGCAGACTGTGACTATTTCTTTTTGGGCGAAGGCTGGCTCGGGAACTCCTTCTGTAGCAACAACCTTATTCCAAGAATTTGGAACTGGTGGTTCTGCTGGTGTTTATGTGGTGCCTTCGGCCAAGCAAACTATTAGCACGTCTTGGGCTAGATATTCTTTCACAGTGGCGGTTCCCAGTATTTCTGGAAAAACAATAGCGGCTGGCAGTTCTCTAATTTGGTATCTTTGGACAAGCTCGGGAACTGATTTTAATTCCTTCACAAACTCGCTAGGACTACAGACTGCCACGATAGATATTTGGGGCCTTCAAATCGAGGCTGGGAACGTTGCAACAGCCTTCCAAACCGCAACTGGCACACTTCAAGGCGAGTTAGCCGCTTGCCAGAGGTATTACAACCGACTTGCAACTGGCACTGGTTTAGCATTTATGAACGCTCATTATTACAGTTCAACACAAATAAAT